TGAATTAATATCAGCAATCGCATCTGTGCCTGGTGCAGTGTAACTCCACATTTGAGGAGCAGTACCTGCCTTGGATTGTCCACCGATAGGCTGTAAGTTTGTACTTGTATATGCCATAATTATCCTCCTCTATTAGCTTTCATCACACGTTATTTTAACGATACCTTCATCATCAATAGCCACAGCACCTGCTGAAAACATACTATTAACCAAGAAAGAAGTTTTCTCTGGTACATAGTTGATCTCTGTTTTGATCCCCATACCTTCAGCCATACCCATAGCTGATTTGTGGAACGCAAAACAAGTTCTGTCGTTAGTTGATAGTGGAAGGCCACCTTCAGCTCTATCTCCGATTATGATGATTTGGAAACCAAGCATAGCAGTTACTTCTCCATTTAGTAGAGCTTTAACTGCAAAATCGTTAGATATTGCTCTTTCATCTGCTAGTAATCCTGCCACGTTGTTAGCATGAATTACTAAACATCTTCCCTCACTTGGAACGTTACCTGCATCCATAAGCTTTTTAGCTTCGATCATTTTACCTACGTTCAAGTTTGAGTTAGTTGCAGATCCTGTTGTTACAACAGTTTTCGCAACTGTAAGTGAAGTTGATGATCCATTAAGAGCATCAATGATAAGTTGATCTTGCCTTCTTGAAATAGCTTTAGATACAACTTCAACTAACTCTCGTCTTTCATCAAAGTTCACTTTTGCTTGATGGAATATATCGCTGTATTCTGCAGCATTATAGTCCGACATAGTCGCAGTAACCTGCGAATATGTTACGTTTAGTGGTGTTACATCTGTTTGAGGAATTCTAGCTGTAGCTACACCTTTTCCAATTTTTGGAAATTTTACAGTGTTGGAGCTTTGGCCAGAACGTAGTCTTACAGTATCTCGGAGCTTACTCTCTCCTTGATATGCCTGCTTAACTTCAGCATCAAACAAAGTAACAAACGCATTACTTATATTTATTGCCATGTTTTACTCCTTTTGTTTAACATAGTTTTTGTTTAACATTTATTGGTAGTTGTCTTTTCAAGGAAAAGGCTACAGCATTTAACTGAAGGCCAAATTTTTTCGGTTATCTTCTGATTTGATTAATACTAAAATTCTAGGGTTGCATCAAGTATTTTGTGCAACCCCAGTGTTGTTATGGTTTATATTCGCCTGGAAAGGCTCTTTCAAACAATTTTTCTACTTTTGCAGTAAATGCAGGATCTTTTCCATATCTTGCATCTGCAACCATACCTTTGATTTCTTCATGCGACATACCTAGATCTTCTGTAGGTTCTGTAGTTGGTATTGGTTGTTCTCCATAATAGGATCTTATTTTTTCTATAACTTTTACACCAAGAGCTGTGCCTGCCATTTCATCAAACTCTTTTACTTCTTCATCTGATAAAACACCTCTAGCTCTCAAAGTATCAGCAAACTTCATAACAGATCCAATTCTTTCATCTGCTTTGTTTCCTAATAATTTTTTTTGTGAAGCTATATCTGCATTTGTTCTAGCAACAGTTTCTTCTCCTGTTTCCATAAACATCTTTGCAAGATCTTCATAAGCTTCTTGGGTAAGTCCATGAGTTTTGGCCCATTCAAGAGATCCTTTTACAAGTGGATCATTATCAATATCTACTTGCTGCTCTTTCAAAAAATTAACGTCATAATTTTCTGGAGCTTTGCCTTTACCCTGGCTCATTTTTTTTTGTATTTCAGTGTAGCTTTTTACTAGAGCTTCTATATCTGGCCCTTCTTTTTCATCCCAGAATTTTTCTGGAAAATAATCTGGTCTTTCAAAAGTTTCATCTTCATCCTCAACTTCTCCAAGTTTATCTTCCTCTGGTTTTTCAGAAGCTACATGAGATATAGGATCTTGCTCAACAGGAGCTTCTTCTTCTGGAGCATTTTGCCTAGCCTCATCAACTAAACCATTTGGTTTTTGTTCTTCTGTTTTTTCTGTTTCTTGTTGTTGTCCTTCTTCAGCCATTCATCCCTCCTTTAGTTTTGTTTGGCTCGTTCTATTCTTGAAAGTATTTCTCTTACAATACTGTTCTGTCCTTCTCGTACATACCCATAATGTTGATCTGCTCCAGGAAACCAAGATGCAGCTTCAACAGTTCTGCTTTTTAGATCCTGTAAAACAATCTGTCCTTCTGGAGAGTTAAACACTTTTGCATATAGAGAATTCTTTTTTTTTTGTTCATCTGTTGTTTGCACTTCTTCCATGAAATCCAAACTTTCCCAACCTAAATCATCAAATCCATTTTTTGCCATATTAACTTACCTTTGCTTGAGCATTAACTTCTTCTTCTTGAGTAGCAGGAGCTGCTTGCTGTTGCTGCATCATCTGTGCTTGTTGCTGCGCTTGTTCAATCAACTGCTGTCTTTCCTCTGGAGTAGTTCTTAAATCTGCAGGAATTCCTAATTTATCTGCCACAAAATCTGCAACCTTATCTATTCTTACTGCCATCTGTCCTACAGGGCCAAGCTGCTGAATTATTTGCATCCAACCCATAGCTGTTTGTACTTCCTCGTTAGATTGTGCAAGAGCCAATGGAGAAGTAGGCTGCATTTTAATCTCTAATCCATTGACTTTCAGAGGTAATGTTATGATTTCTTTATCATTCATAACAGCTAAAGTTCTTCTAACTAAAGGGAGTACAGCTTCTGAAATCAATCTACCAAACGCAGAGCCAAGGTTTTGAGAAAGTTCTTTCATCCTTTCTACAATTTCGGTAGCAGATCTTGCACTCATATTATCTGGAGGCAAACTCTCATCTAACATGATCTTTTTTACATTTAATCGTAAATCGTTAATAACAAGCTGTGATAAATTTATATCTCCAGATCTTTGTAGTGGTTTCAAACTTGGGCCAGTAGGGCCATCATTTCTTGCTACAGGTATTATCGCACCTGGAGCTATTCTTACAGTTTGAGGATTTAACACTCCATCATCTGAAGCTGTATAGACACCTGCAATATTTAGACTTGCATTTTTCAACAGCAGCTCAACAGTTTTGTTTAATGTTTTTATATCTGGCAGCGCAGTAATCAATGGCCCTCTGCCATAGATCTCGCCTGCAACTTTCATGTATCTACTAATAATCCAAGGCATTGTTTCATAAGTTCTATGTACAATCTTATCTGGGCCTTTTTTCCATATTACACAGTAGTGATAGAAACCATCATCTTCATGGTACATTGTGCTTTCATAAAGTTCTGTATGTTCATCTGGTTTTTCTTGTATAAGTTTCTGAAACTCTGGTGGTATCTTTGCATCTGGGTATTGTTGTTGAATAGTAGAGTTTTTTAATTTTAATCTTCTATAAACATTTTGGATTGTACCATAAGCTCCTTCTTCAAAAGCAATCAAGTATTGTGGCACTGTAATAAACTTAATTGGTTCTTCATCATCTCCAGGCAGCACCAACATACAAGCTGTACCAACAGCTAGATCTAATAAAAACTCTCCTATTGCTAGATCAAAATTTGTTTGTCTTAAAACAGAAAACATTTTGTCATTGATCTTATCAAGTTCTATTTGTGCAGCAGAAGCTCTATCTTCTGGTATCTCGTTACCTGGTTGAATTCGTACCCACTTTCTGTAGGGAGGAAACAGAGCTGATTGAATTCTATTTGCAAATTTTTGTGTAGAGTTTATGGCTGTACTATCAAAAACTTTAGACATTTTTCTTTGTCCTGGAGTTCCTCCATCATAGTAACCATCATATAGATTTCTTTGTGGCAGTGCATACTCGTAACACTCCTGGTAAATATCTCTCCAAAGTTCTTTCTTTCCCTCTGCCTTTTTAATTCTTTCTAATATTTTTTTTGCTTCGTGCATAATTAACTCTTTTTATTTTTGTTAGCAAAGTTTCTGGCTGCAGCAACTGATCCAAAACCCCAGGCCTTCAGTGCCAAAGCCTTTCTTGTTGGCCTACCTTTGCTATCTTTCATAGGCCCTTTCATGCCAGAAAACCTGGCAGCGAAACTTACTCTCCTCCCACTCGTACCACTTTTTTGTGGTCTTTTTAAATTACTGCCCTCTGTTCTCTTGAAGTATTTTCTGCCCTTCTCATTCAATCCACCTTTTGGGTTTTGATACTTCTTGGCAACCATTTAAAATATTGCAGCTCCTAGCGCAAAAAAAACAACCAAAGCAACAATCATCCATTTGTTTTCTTTGGCCCTTCTTTTCCACTCTCTAGGAGTATGACCGAATATAATCATGTTTTCTTCCTTTTCATTATTTTTTTAAAATCTGCCTTGGTAATTTTTTTTTTGGGATTTGCCACTGCAGCTAACTTCTTTTGTTTCTTACTGTATTTACTATATGCCATTATCCTTTGCTCCTTTGTTTGCTTATTCTATCCATCATAGCAGGAGTTAATTTTCCTTGCTTATATAATTTTCTAGTTCTAATTATTTCAGCTTCTCTTGCTCCTGGATTTTTAGCACCACTAACATATTTAATTGGTACTTTCTTTTTTGTTTTTGGTACTTCTTTAAATTTTCTAGTGTACATTACGATTTCTTTCTAAACAGATCTCCATCTGCTTTTTTGACAGTTGCTTTACCTGCAGCATGAGCTTTCAATCTAGCTACTGCCCATGCGTGTGCCGACATCTTGGGCCTAGATCCACTGGAATAGTAAGCTCCAAGGCCTCTCCGATAGATCTTGTTAGCTCTGGATCTTCCAAACTTCTTAACGTATTTCTCTGGAGCTGCCATTAATATCCTTTAGATTTTTTTTTACCAATTTTTCTTTTCATGGCAGATTTCATATCCATTTTCATTTTACCACCAGAAGCTTTTGCAAAAGCCTTGGCTTGAGCTGCTCCTTTTTTTGTATATGGAAAATTTCTTTTCTTACCATCTTTAGTTGTTACGTTTGGCATCTTCCTCCTTTTTCCTATTTCTAGGTTTTCGTTTATATTTATTTTTTGCTTTAGACATTTCTGCTATATCCTAAAGATCCAGTTGATCCAAATGGTACACCTAGCTCGCTGTCCTGTCTTGCAGAAGATAATAGTTGCCTTCTGCCACCAGTTCTTCTAGCTCGTATTCGTCTAGCAAGCTGTTGCTTCTTATCTGCTTCAGCTTTATCTGCAGCTTTTTCTCTTGCTGATATATCAGTTTCCACCTGCTTTGGTGGATCTGGAATTTTAGGTTTTGAAAATACACCACCCATAGTTTGCTCCTTGTTATTTTATTCTACTTAACATAATGCAATCTGTTCCACCTGGCCCAAATTTTTTCATTATGCCTTCCCTAGTAAATAACATAGTTTCAATCCACTTCAAAGCATCTTTATTCGTTGTATCTACTGTTACTTGAATTCTATCTAAATCAAAAAGATCAAAGGCATGGTTAAAAAAAGCTTTGGTTGCTTTGTGAAAAGGCAAAGCTACACGCAGGTTATTTAGTTCTTTTGTAGGAATTAGCCAGGCTTCTGCAACTTTTGGAAATATTCTTAACAGGCCAAAAGATACTACTGGCTTGCCAAAATAGTAACCAGTGTAAGCAGCATTATGAATAGTATTTTTAGCAAGATAGTTTTCATACCCAGGAATATAATCAAAATATTTTTTTTCGTAATCTCTTAAATTTAAAAACCATAAATGTTTTGGATGAAAATGAGTTATCTTTTTGTCAACACCATCCAGGCCCATAAGCTCTTGTAGCTTATCTATATGCAGCTCTACCATAAATCAAAATCTAATTTAGCAAGTGCAGATCTTACAAACCCAGTTTGATTTGGTCTTGTTAATCTTCTGAATTCTCCACCACCAAGCAGCGCATATCCTAAAGCATCTCCTACGTGTGAGTGTTGATTTTTATTTGGTTGATCTTTAAATCTTTCTTGGCCAGATATTTGTACTCGTTTGAAATGATAACCACCTGCTAAAGATTTTCTAATTTTATTACATCTACTATCAATCAAGAAGCCAGGCTTACCATTTAACAATCTAGTCATAGGAGCTGCAACTGCTTCACGTCTAGTTTTAAAATCATTTGTAGCTGTAGGCTTGGCATTGATACCTAAACTTTTTAAATGTTCAAAAGCTGTAACTTCGTATATCTGATCCCTGGATGATCCTGCAGGATCTCCCCATATTGATAAATCATATTTAGGATATTTTATTTCTATTTCTGATTTTAGTATTTGACCAAACCTTTCCAGGCCCATATCAAAAGTTACAAGCTCATGCAGAATATGCCATCTGCCATTACCTAATCTTTGTGCAAACACTGCAGCAGGTGTCAAACCAAAGTCCAGGCCAATCACAATAGGAAATCCACGTTCTGGTTCTAATCTTTCAACACACATACTTGCATCATCATATTCACTCCATACTGGCTTGCCATCCTGGACAAAAGTATATTTACCTTCTGCGTAACATCTTATCCAATCTTTTGACTTACCTGCTAATATCTGTGTGTAATATCCACTTGGTAAATTATTTATATTTTCTGCTGCATCATTTTCTTGCCACCAACTGCCTGCAGAAAAAGTAAAACCATTTGCTTCTGGCATCTCTGGCAGATCTACATTTGAAACTTCTTTCACTCCTCCAGGCTGCTCAAAAAATTTCCAACCAAATTTACCTTTTGGCAAAGATCCTTTTTTAGAAATATCATACCACCAGTGGTCATCCTCCATAGGGTTCGTGTCCATCCATACTCCTCTCCAGGAAGGCCCACCATCTGCTTTGCTTGGGTATCTTCCAACCCTGTGTGTTAATCCATCAATTACTTGTTTTGGAAGTTCACGTGCCTCATTAACCCATGCTCCTGTCAGCTCTAGCGATAAAAGTTTTCTAACATCTTTGGGTTGATCCAAAGCTAGAAATATAACTTCACAATCAATACCTGCAGCTCCATCCCTGGCAGGTAGTTTTATATGATGAGATATAGGAGGCGACCATCTCATACCACCCCAGATATTTTCTGGGAAAATCTCCTGCCAGGTTTTAATAGTTGTAGTTCTTAATTCTGGATATGAGTTTCTAACTACAACAAACCTAGTATATTTAATTCCATCTTTAGGAGAAGGTTTTTGTTTCACTGCTCGCATAAATATTTCAGCAGCGCAGGCATACGACTTGCCAGATCCAACTGGGCCAACTATTCCTCTTACAAAGCTATCGTCTTGTAAGAAACCATAAACTGTAGGAGATTTTTTAAAATTAAAATTTAGATCATCCATATTAGCTCTATTAACTCAATAATTAATAATCCTGCAAGTAACACAGCTAGAACAGTATGATAGATATTCCAAAGCAGCCATTGTTTATTTTTTATTTTTTTACGCATTTTTAAAAATTACAATCATAAGTGGTTTTATATATCCAATCTTATTAGTATCTGGAGAACCATCATCATGCCCAAATCTAAAACCTGTAAATCTAACTTCACAATTTGGATTATGATAAATATAGTCATGGAAATATTTTGTATGTACTGAAGCAGGTAATAAAAAAACTCCTGTAAAATTTTTAGTGTTATATGCTTTTTCTACAAACTTTCCAATTTTACCATCAAACATTGGGTGGATGTATGCAACTTCGCCAGTCCAATCTTTAGTTAAACAATTATCTTCTTTTGTATAATATCTAGGAAGCAAATGGTTTTTGTCAGATGCACAACAATCAATAGTAAAATTAAATTCTTTTGTTAAGTCAGCCCATATATCTTTAGGTGTTCTTAACCACTTCATTTCTTTTGCAGTAAAAGGAAGATTTGATTTGTTATATTTAAT